TCATTCTTCTGTCCCCTCCATAAAGTAAACAGCCTGTAAATTAATCATCTGTCCTACTCGAATGACATCGTCTATTGATACCGATTTGATAGCCTCAATCCAATCTAACCAACTTAAATTTCTATTTCCTAAGGTAACTTGATTATATACTTGTTCTATCAAATTATTCTGCCTATCTTGAGCCAGTGTTGCTGAATGAATCAACATGTTTTTTGTCAACTCTAATTCTTCTTCTGTAAACTTACCACATTTTAAATCAAGTAGTTGTTTACTAATTAACTTCATTACCCTGAGTCTATTTTCACGGCTAATTCCAGCATAGACCTTCAGCATTCCTGAAAAAATAGAGACCTGACTGCCAATTGTATAGGCCAAACTTTCTTTCTCACGAACATTCATAAATAACTTCGAATGGGAGAAAGCACCTAGTAGACCATTAAATACCATCAAAGCCGGATAGTTTACATCGTTGTAAACCACTTGTAAATGATATGCCAATTCCAAAATGGACTGCCTTGCCTGTTTACGCTCGATTTTTTCTTGCGTGATGTTTGAGTATTCCTGATGATATTCTAGCTCTAATTTTGGATTTCTATAAGTAAAACCAAAATCTTCAAGTTTTCTTTTGACTTGTTCTCTGTCAACCTTCCCTAAGACAAATATATCAATTTTATCCATACGCAACATATTCCGATAAATCTGAAAGGTTGATTCTGCTGTTTCTTTTTCAACCAAATCAAGCCTACCGACGCGTGGAATTTGAAGAGAGGGATCTTTATAAAAAAGCTTACTCATTTCAACATCTGCATGATAAAAATTATCTTCTATCTCTGACTGAAGAAAATTGATTAAATTCGTTTTTTCAACCTCGAAAATCTGGCTATCAAATCCTCGCCCCTTTTTCAGTGGTCTAAATATACATGTGTATAAAAAATCAAGAATCTCCACTGTAATATCCTCATTTTCTGGTAAGTGACGAGGACTGACATATGAAATTGTCACATCTACACAGTGCACCCTACCACGTTTCGAAACTGAGGTCGAGAACTGAGCACCATACAATTCTGCCAATCTTCTCCGAACAGCCTGAGCAGTCTGAAATTCTTGGTTACCCATTTCAAAAATATTTGCAACTAACACACGACCAGCAACTGTAGCCTCACTCATTTCAGCTGCAAAGCGAATACGTATACGATTTGTCGTAAACTGATCTGTATCAATAAAATGAAGATCTACTCCCTCTTGTAATTTCATCGTCTTCCTCTTTCAAACATTGTACCTTCCATTATACCATTTTGTGATAAGGTATGCTTGGCTTTAGCATTTGGTTGCTTTACACGCCTTTTTAGTTGATTTTACTGGATTTTTGAAAAAAAGTGTAAACTTTATACAGCGTTACATTTCCCTAGAAAGTGTACAAAAAGGGGAACAAAAAAAGCCTATCATTTATAGCATGATAGACTAAAAATAATGAGTTCAGCAGGCAAGTACTAGCGTAGTGATCAGCTACGCTTTTTTGATTGCTGGTAAGTGTATTATATCATGTTTTTACTGTATTCTACTGTGTTTTACTGTATCCAAAATTTCAAAAAGGGAAAATTGTGCACGGAAGAGGGCGGCGTTGTAGAACTCCGAACAAACCCACCCCCGATTAAAAAAGTTGGGGGTATTTGCGAATGATTCCAAACTTAACTATCCAAGTGCTGCAATAGTGAGCCATCTCGGTACTGACCGGCGAACTCTTTCAAAGCTTCATTTTTAGCCAAGTAGTAAGTGCTTTCAGCTATCCCAAGTCGTTGTGCCTGCTGCTTTGCTGATCGTATCTTTTCGGGCAATATATAACTCATGATAAGTATAGCCTGATGTCTTGGTTTAGCTATCGTGTTGACCTCGTTTGGTGCCTCACGTTGCCAGCCGTGTACCTTGCCCTTGTAGTCTTCAGGGTCAAACTCAAACAGCTTTACAGTCCAATCATCACCTATCTGTATTTGGTCATGATGTAGGACTGCCACCCTGCACCAGCGGGGAAACTCCTTTAGTTTTCTTTTTGCTAGTTGTTTGCACAAGTCAGCGCCCTCCGCTGTGATATAATATTATTAGAGTTAATTACATCACGGTCAGTACAAGCGTGCTGGCTTTTTTTGTGTAATCACGCGCTTCCATACGTTCGTCTATTCGTCGTTTTAGAAATTGCCGAAGTACTTCACCTAGATAACCCTCTCAACCAATAGTATTTATCCCGCATCTTCAGCAATGATTGCTCGTAACTCTTCAACCGTCAAATCTTCAAATGGATTATGAGGCGCAACGGATACCATACCATCATGTTCAAGTTTTGTCTTAGTCTTAAATTCGGCATCTTTCCGTTCTAGGTACCATTTTGACAAGTCCACATTCCCGTCTTCAATCGCTTTTGATATATTTAGTTTAGCTCGTGTTTTAACACGTTGCTTAAGTAGTTCTTTTCGGTCAGTAAACTGTGGGTTTTTCTTGCAATAATCATACAGGGTTGGTTTTGAAATATTCGCATACAAACAAGCTTCTTCATCGCTTAGCCCTCTTAGAAATGCTTCCTCTAATTTCTTTACCGTTCCTTGTGTCATTTTTGTAGGTCTACCGCCTTTATTTTTCATCATGTTATTCCTCTCTAATTTTAGCACAAAAAGAGGCGGTTGCCTCTCTCTGCTATTCTGCCTCAGCGTTGTAATAAGCAAGCCCGCTGTATTCGTTATCTTCGTCCAGTGACTTGAATAGCCCTACACCTTTACCGCCAATTAAGTCTAGTGTTGAGTAGCCTGTCTCTGAATCCATTGGAATAGGGTCATCACTCAGCAAACGTTCTCCATAGTCTATTAACTCCAGTTCATAAGCCACCACCTTTTTCAGTAGGCTGTCAAAGTCCTCTGACTGTTTGAGTTGTTCCGTGCGTTCCAGGCGGTACTGGTCTTCAAGTTTTTTCTCAGGGTCGGTGTAGTAATCTTGGAAACTGTCACAAATCCGCTTGAATGTTTCAGTAAGTTCAGCATCTGCCACATATTCCACCACCAAACGGTTGTGATCTCCGCCTGCGTTGTCATTGTGGTAGCTCACTTCGATAGCTGGTTGTTCAAATGTTCCTGTCATGTAGCCTATAAGCGCGTGACCTGCAACTTGTGCGGTGTCAAAGTCTTTGAATGTGTAGTTAAATGTAAATGTGTTTGGTGTGTCTGAAATAGTTTTTAGTGTCATGATATTATTCTCCGTTTCTGTTATTTGTATAAGACTAGTATATGTGTTACTGTGCCAAAGCTGTCAGAATACCCCGCTGATGCCATAGCGATTTTTACGTCAACCACTTCAACGGTTGCCATGAACTCGTTTACTCGCTCTTCAAAATCTTGCGGGCTTTCTTTAGCCAAGTTTTTTAATAGTTTAATTTTCATGTTTTTCCTCACTTTAAGATAAATTATGTAAACTTTTAGGATGTAGTAGTTCTTTTTTGAAAAGAACTACTACACTGTCAAACCCTTGTCCCGTAAGGGTTTAGCCACTTTGTAGTGAATGTAGTCGTTCTTTTCAAAAAAAGTTTTATTTTTTATATATAGCACTTTTTTTACTTCCCTATATACATACTTAAAAAACAACGACTACAACGACTACAAACAACACGTAAACCCTTGATATGATTGAATAAATTGTGTAGTCGTTCTCCAAAAAAACAACGACTACAGAACGACTACAACGACTACAAAATCTACTCATCTTTTTCAACCAAACGGAGAGGGTATTCGGTGTACTCTGCAATGGTCAGCGGATAGGGAAAAACTTCAGCTTCTTTTTTCTTCAATCTGCCTTGTCTGAGTGAATACTTACCGCCTGTGTGTACCCTCAAAATTCTTACAAGGTCTTTCCCGAAACTGTACGGAATATGTGCCGATAGGTCATTCTCAGCTAAAAAAGTCCGATATTCTTCTTTTATCCACTTCAACGGCACACGCTCAATCAAATGTAATTCCCGTTCGGTGTAGTCGTCAGTCACAAATGCGTATAAGTAGTCATTTTCTTTCTTGTAGCTGTCAATCTCTTTGGCTACTGCTTCGGGTTCAATAAACTTGTCAAACGCTGGCATATTCAAGACTTTAAATAGTACCCACTCTAGTAACTCGGTATCTTTCAAGAATATGTTTTTAATCTCTGGGCGTTCTTTCTGGCCATTAAAATCCGCTTTGAACGGTACAATACAAAGCCGTCTATACCAGCCTTGTGACTTGTTCCGAACTCTTGGCAACTCGTTAGCAGAAAACAAACAGAATAGTTTTAAGCTCAGTTCAAACGGCTGTTGGTGTTTCGGGTTAATTGTCACGGTGTCGCCTGTGACAATACTCATCAGGTCTGAAACTTCATCGATGTATCTGTTAGAAATATCATCACCGATATTACAAACTTTACCTGATAAGCTGGCTAGGTTATGCCCCTCGAATTGGTCGGGGCGTAAGGTTGCCACTTTGTCCGCTCCTATCAGGTTCATCAGTAGGCTTTGAAATGTGCCCTTACCGTTGTTACCGTCACCTAATAGAATTGCAAGTTTTCCCCGTGTCCTATTTGGGTTGATAGCTTCATTCATGATCTGCCACAATAAAGCATATATTTCACTGTCACCGCATGCAATAATGTCTAGCCATTGTTCAAAGTCAAACCAGCCATCTAGTATTGGTTTTCTTGCTGCTCCATTGTATGCCGTTCTAATCTTACTTGTGATAACAAAATCAGGGCTAAATGGTTCTAATTGCTTTGTCTTGAGATTAAACACCCCGTTTGCTACAGGTATGCGTGTGTGGTCGCTGAAAGGTTTGGAAATTCGGGTAGTTGTCCGAATGAACGCCCGAATGTCTGCCCATGCTCTAGGTTTTAATCTACTGTCAAACTTAGCACATAGTTTGTTGAATAAGTCCGCGCTATCGGTATAAATTCCCTTGTCGTAGTGATACAGGTATAGCGGTGACTTGTCCGAACTGTCACCCGTGGAGATGAAAGCAAAGTGACAAACCTGTCTCAAATACTTAGCTACCGTACTAACTTCTGGAATTGGAATTACTATTTTTTCATTCTTCTTGCCCTCGTTGACTGTGTACTGATGTTCTTCTCTCCAGATTGCACCAAGTTCGTATAATGTGTTATAAAGCTCCTCCATGCTTGTAGGCTCTGAAATGTTGCTGACCTGCTCCATTTCTGCCTGTAATTCCTCTAGTTCGATATTCCTAGCCCTCTCTTTCTTATTTCTGTTTTTACAATGCTTTCAAACGTTGCTTCTAGTTCGTTATCTGGCAACGGGTCAGCCGTCACGCTGTTTGCTATCTTGGTAAGCTCCCACGCTGTCGGTATATCACAATTAACCCATTTACTAACCAATAAGCCCACAAATCGGGTTACAGATACATTTCTACCGCCTTCATCTCCAAAGCCATTGAAAAGCGTATCAATAACCCGCATAGTGATAGACTGCTGTCCGCTAGGTCGCGGGGTGTAAGTAGTAGTTACAGCCCTTTTTGTCGGCTGTTTATCCAATACCGCTTGAATAGGGTAGTCGCTCCCCCTGTGGATAATTTTCTGATATTCTTCTGGATCTCCAATCGTCACGGGTAAGCCTTGCAACTGTGACCATGTAAGACTAGCAAGGTCAAAAGGTAGTCCGATTTTGTCAGCTATCTCTTGCACTGTCGCCCTGTAGGTCGTTTCTTTCATCTTTTGACTAGGCTTCACTGCAAGCCTATAACGGGGCTTTTTAGCCGTGTGTTTGATTGTCGGGTAAATGATATAAGAGTAGTCAGAAAGTGCCTCAGAAACGATTCTGGGAAAGTCTACGCTTGCTTCCAGCTCGTCATAGTCCAAGAAAATCAAATCACGATAGACTAGACTGTTGTTGTTTCGTCTGCAAGTCCCTTTTTTATCTGCTGTGACTTTTCCGCTGATACAGTAGGGGGCTTGTGTGCGTTTGAATTGCTCAATGTCCGCCCCCTCTGGTACTTTCATAGGTCTAAACTGTGCTATATACTCAAACGGTTCCAACCTATCAAACGGATAGACTAGATTATTCTGAAAGCCCCTAGCCTCGTAAATCATGCTCTAATCGCTCCAGTCGTTCTTCTAACTCATCAATTCGGTTTTGTATTTCAATGACAAAGTTCTCAGGCTCGCCTGTGTAAAATTCGTTCATGTTACTTTCTCCGTTTCTTTTTCAGCTTCTTCAAACGTTGCTGTTCCTTGACCTGCTCAAAGTTCGGGCGGTGGTCTTTTGGGTGCGTGTTAACTTTATTTTTCAGTTTATAACTTCCTAAACTGGAAGCTGGGTGAAAATCGAACTTACTCATATTTCCACCCCCAAAAATATCAAAATATCACTGACCCGATAAAAGATTTTTCTAGTATCCTCTATTGGTGGTTGGTATCGTCTTAGCCCGTTATCTTCCCAACGTTTCAAGGTCTTATCCTTTATGCCTAGTTCATCTTTAACCTGTTGAGCTGTTATTAGTCCAAGTAACCTTGGTTTGACTTTCTCACGCGCCTCCAGATAGTTCCCTATAAGCTCCAGAATGCCCGTTTTTAAGTCTGTTTCACTTTGTGCGGTTAGTTCAAGCCTCATCTCTATACTTCCTCCAGTCTTGCAAGTCTGCGGTCAGTAGCGCGTGAATACGCTTGTGTTCTTGGTCGTATTGACGTTGGAGTGGTAGCACTCCTGCAAGTCGTTCTGTTTCATTCTGGGGGATATAGTAGCCTCCTTGCTTGTTATCACGCCCGCCACAAACGGGTATGCCATAATCAACAATAAGCTGGCGTATATTCTCCCTAATGGTTCGGACGTCCAAGCCTGTCAGTCGTTCCATGTCCGCCCCTGTGATAGGTAAGTCCATTCCAAGCGGTAGGAGCTTGAAAACTTTGTTTAGATGTTCTGGTAATTTGTTTTCTGTCATGCCTGCACCTCCAGACTTGCAATTTTGTATTTTATCCAAAGCAATTTACTATCGTGTTCCATATCAAGATAGCACTGCATTTCTTCTGGTGTTGTGTGTTTGAGAATAGTCTCTGCTATATGTTCAAGTTCTCTAAATGTCAGCATGGTTTCCCCTCCTAGTTATAGCGTTTGCCTGCAAGCTGTATATAAGCCCCGTAGCGCTCGTTTTTAAGGGGTCTGGTATATTTACCCTCGGTCTTGATTTTAGGCTCTATATCAAGCCGAAAAGTGCCCAAACCAACGCCAAACCATAGATAGAGGTTCAGCGGTGTAAAGATTGCTATCAAAGTTAAAGCTGTTTCGATTGTCATTTCTTGCATTTTTTAGCCTCCTTCTTGGCCAGTTTTTTCATATGCTCAAAATCTTGTAAGGCTAGTTTTAAGTACCACATAGGATTACCAACTTCAACCTTGTCTTCATATCCAGCTTTTAAAAGTACCATTCTGGTATTTTCAACTCGTGAGGTTATACCGTTCAAACTGCGTTCAATCGGTGTCAAATCTCCATTTGTAACTCGTGCCACGTCCTCGTGAAAGTGGTTCAGCATGATGTCGGTTAGATAGTGCAATGTCCAGCCTGTTTCATGGTCTAGTTGATATACTTTACTGATGACCGCCTTCAGCTCTTCCGATATTGCATTCTTCACGGGTGCGTATTCTTGGTTAGACATTTCAAAATGGATTATCGTTTCTCTGTTATTGTCTTTCATATTGTACTTGCCTCGTTTTTCTGTAATTGGTTTTTACTATACGTGTTTGCGGTCTTTATTTTCTAACTCCTAAATTTGACGGCGGTAGCTCTTCTTTCGGTGTTGCTTGCCATGGTTTGACCATGGTTACAAAGGTCTGGAGATGGCTCAAATCCTTGTAAATTGCCTGTAAGTCACTTTCTGCCATGATTTCCGTTAGCTTGCTTCTGATATAGGCAAGTTCTGGTGTTTCGTCAATCTGTGTAGCTGGCTCTGGTGCTGGTCGCTGGGTCGGTATTTCATTCAAAGCTCGCTCCATCTTCTCGAAACTCTCAATAAATAGCATTTTTTCTTCTTGATAACCTTGGATGTTAAACAAATACAAGATACAGCCTTTTTTGTTTATCAGAATTTCACGGTATTCTTGTTTGTTTTGCTCATGGATGTAGCTGGATTCGATAAAATAAGGCTTTTCGGGGGTCTCCTCAAATTTGGGGAAGCCCCTTTTTATCTCATCCATATCACGCATTACATTGTCATGACGCTTATTGAACTTTTCAGCAATCATTCGGCTAGTAGTGTAGGGCACGCCATCCACCTCAATCAGGTTCAATAAATTCCCATGGTTATCACTCGTCTGAAAGATGTCAGAAAAAGCCTTATCCATTGTGAAAAGTGTTGGCTGTTCAGTTTGTCCGTCTAATAGTTGCATGATACGGTAGGCATTCAAGGCGGTTGGCTTAGATAAACCTCTTTGCCATTCTGAAATGTTATTCGGGTGAATATGTAACTGCTGTGCTAAATCGTCATTACTTAGATTGTGCTGTTTTTTGTAGTTCAATAAGTCTGTGACAAGCTTCAAGGCTGTTTTGTCACTCATTCGGGCGGTAGGTGTCAGCATGTTCTTACTTGCTAGAAAAATCTTGATGCTGTCCACATTGCTCTCGGTCGGCAAGTAGCCCCCTGCCAGCCAATTATATACAGCTCCGTGAGTGCTTCCGATTTCATCCGCTATATCCTGGTAAGTACAGCCCGTGCTGTCTTTGTAACGTGTTAATTGCTTAATTAGTGCTTGTTTTGTTGCTCGTGTTGATGTCATAGTGATGTACCTCATTTCTTAATTTTTGGGTACAAAAAAGTACCCTACTTTGACCCCTGTAGCTTTTAAGGGTTCACAAAATAGAGTACGCATGATATACTATTTACGTACCTACTTTGTGGGTGCTCGCCGTCTATCGTGTTCAGTCGCCAAACTTGTGACACGGTAGGCGGTTTCTTGCTGTTATGGTTCAGACTTTACAAGCTCAATCCCTCGCATGACTATTTCTGTTTTAGTCATGCTTTTCTTTTCAGCCAAATCATTCAAATCTTGATACTCTTTTTCTGTCATCTTGATTTTGACTTGCTTATTTTTTGGGTTTTCGCTTTTAGGTCTTCCAACTGATTTCCCCATGGAATACCTCGCTTTCTATTTTGGGGTACTCGTAAATTATATAACGGTGTACCCAACAATGTCAACCCCTAAACCAAACTTTTTTCAAAAATCTGCGTACCCTATTCAATTTTCAACGAACGTATGCTATAATATAGCCATATCATATTCCTAAAACCCTTATAGCTTGCCTGCTTATTGTGTTTTAGATTGTATTTCGGAAAGGCTCTGCGGTGTGGTTATTGCTAAGCCTTTTTTGTTGCTCTCACGCGCCCTGTGGTGCGTTTTTTAGTGGTCTGAATACCATATTTTTAATATCTTGGTATGTCATGCCTAAGTTGATCATAGCAATAGCCATGTCTTCTAATGCTTGGTATCTGATAAGCTCTTGGCTGGTTAGGCTGTCAATACCATTATGTCCGCCACGACTTGCCACTAGCTGACGTTTGTTCATCCCAGTAGTACCTTTGAGCAAAAGATTTGTAACGGTGCTGTGCGCGTGTTTTGGGGCTTCCTGCCATGTTTCAATAGCTTCATGTAGTGCCTTACGTTTGGGCTTCTCTAGCGCCCTCTGATAGCGAACCTCTGCCACCTCGTCACGCATTTTAAAGAATGCTCGGACTAGGTTTTCCTTAAAGTTTGCAACTCGCTCGGTATTCTTTAGAAAAGTGATCAGCAAAGTCGCTTGTTGTTCGTTTAAGATATAATCTTTTGCCTGTTGCCCACTCGGTAAAGGTCGCATTTGAAATGAGACCTTGCCATAACGTTCAAGCCTATCTTTCTGCTTTCTGATATGTTCCTGTACTGCGTGATGGCTGATGTTGGCACATTCTGCTACAATACTGCTCAATGTATACGGCTCTTTCCGTCCGTCCATGTAAACTAATTCCATGCTTGTCCCTTTCTTATTCTTCTGATGTTAGTTCTATTTTTTTCGTACTATCGCCTAAAAAAATATCGTCTAACTTAACATGATACAACTCTGACAAGTCTTTCAATAATTCAAAAGGAATCAAAGTACTATCTTTTTCGTACTTTGAGATGGTTTGAAAATTCTTGCCTACTTTATTAGCTACCTGTCGCAAGGTATAACCTGCATTTACTCGACACGCTTTTAGCGTCCATTGTGCCATTTTTTTGCTCCTTTCAAAAGTGATAAAATGATAGTACTAATTTTTTCGTACTTTGTCAAGTGTTTTTAAATAAAAGTTTTATTTTTTTCGTACTATTTCGTTTTTTGTGTTATAATCAAAATAGAAATTTCTGGAACGGAGGGAATCGCATGGCAAAGAATAGCCCACAGGATATAAAAAATAGGGCGTACTTTTCTGATAACCTTAATAGAATTATGAAAGAAAAAGGAGTCCGGCAAATTGATTTACATAATAATACAGATATTCCAAAAAGCACAATAACTGGGTACGTAAAGGGATCTTCTTTACCCACACCGGGAAATCTTCAAAAAATAGCTGATTTTTTAAATGTAAAAAAATCCGATTTAGATTTACGTTTTATCCCAAAAGAAGAATCGACTTTTTATGGTTTAGGATTCGATTTCGGAAGGTTGTACGGAGGAATCAAGAATTTAACACAAGAAGATTATATAATTATCAATGAGGGCGAATCACCTTGGAATTTACATTCCGATTTGGACTTAAATCTTAGTAAAAATTTAAATAAAGTTCTCGATTTATTAACTGAAATTTCTGAGAGAGAAGAATATCTTTCATTAAGAAACGATCAAATTTTCATTACAGCATTAAATTTAATTGAGGGAACTATCAATATAAATGAATCAAATAAAGAGGTAGCTTCTGAATTAATCCATCTTTGTGATGAGATAACACAAAATTTAAAATTACCAACAAGCGACGAAGAATTTCCACTGAAAAAAAGATTAATAGAAGGTAAAAAGCACTTTAATTTTTTATCTTGGTTCAAACGTGAATAACTTTGAACAGATTAACCGCCCGCGCTCCCTACAAGCCCCTCACCTCGTTCAAACACTTCTCTGGTACATTTTTACCCTACTGAACTATTCCACGCTCCCAGGGGCTTTCTAGTGGACTGTGTGGAGTGAAAAAAGTCCGCAAAAGTCCGCATTAAAAATGTTGGTTTTTGTTGGTAGTTAAAAAAACTCAACAAAACTCAATAGCTAAAAAAGTCAAGTTTTTTCAAGTTGGATATTTTAGCAACCTCAATAAACCTCAACTTCTATATCGGCCGTATGTTAGCATTTGTTAGCATTCGGCGCGTGTGAACTCTAAAATCTCACCTTTTACAACCCTATCAAACGCTCCAAAATCGCCTGTATTCGCTTTTAACTCATGACTGGTATTTTACCCTACCAACTTAAAACAAACGAAAATAGGGCTATTCTCGTAAGCCTACGCATGATAAAACCTTTATAGCTTGCCTGCTGATGGAAAGGATATATCATGAGAATAACCGAAATAAGAAAAAAAGACGGATCAACCGTCTACCGTGCCAATATCTATCTTGGGGTAGATGCCATTACTGGCAAGAAAGTCAAGACTAATGTCACGGGTAGGACCAAGAAGGAGGTTAAAAACAAAACTCAGCAAGCTATTGCAACTTTTAAAACAGACGGGGCAACACGCTACCAAAGTGCCACCATAACCAGTTATAAAGAGTTGGCAGAATTGTGGTGGAATAGCTATAAGCACACAGTAAAACCAAATACCCGTGGGAACATCAGGGGCTTACTGAAAAATCATGTTATACCACTTTTCGGAGCCTATAAGCTCGATAAACTGACGACCCCACTTATCCAAAGCATCGTCATCAAATTAGCAGACAAAGCAAATACAGGGGAAGCTGGTGCCTATCTGCACTATGACAAAATCCACGCGCTGAACAAACGTATATTGCAATACGGTGTTGTTATGCAAGTTCTGCCATACAATCCAGCTCGGGAAGTCATATTGCCCAGGAACGCAAAAAAAGCCACTCGGAAGAAGGTAAAACATTTCAACGACGAGCAGCTTAAACAGTTTCTTGGCTACTTGGACGGCTTAGACTTAACCAATTACAGAAATCTGTATGAAGCCACCCTATACAAGTTCTTGCTGGCCACTGGGTGCCGTATCAATGAGGTGCTGGCACTGCACTGGTCAGATATTGACTTGAACAATGCCACAGTCAGCATCACAAAAACACTCAACCGCTACGGCTCAATAAATTCCCCAAAATCAAACGCCAGCATACGTGATATAGACATCGATAGCCAGACAGTAACCATGATGAAAGAATACAGACGGCGACAGATACAAGAGGCTTGGACCCTCGGACGTTCTGAAACGGTAGTATTTTCCGACTTTATCCATGACTATCCTGAGGATAAGACCCTGGGGAACAGGTTGACCACACGCCTGAGGAATATCGGACTGCCTAACATCGGCTTTCACGGTTTCCGCCACACCCACGCTAGTCTACTGCTTAACTCTGGAATACCCTACAAGGAACTCCAGCACCGCCTTGGTCATTCTAGAATATCAATGACCATGGACATCTATAGCCACCTCTCAAAAGAGAATGCAAAAAACGCTGTTGCATTTTACGAAAAAGCTCTCGGGAATCTTTGA